AACGAGAAAGAATCAGCATCTGCAGCTGGAATAGCACGCTCGCTATCAATCCACTCTTGAATCGATACCAATCCCCAATCAGGATCTTCCCTGGTAACCGTTATTGGGACAATATCCAATCCTAATGCTTCTGATAGTTTGTATGCAAGTTCTTCACGTCTAGCAAATCCAGATGATATATCAAAGGATAATCTTGATGTATTTGTATCAAACTTCAAAATTCCACTGCCATCGCCTTCGATGTCAACACGTAATGATTTAAATGCTCCCTTCTTGTAATCTTGATAATTCATGGATAATTTTCCAGTGCGCATGATCTCAGCCTTCTTGGCCTTCTCTGCTTTTAGCATTTCTGCAATAGTACCTTTAGGAGCAGATCCTCCTACTTTTCCAGGTCTGCCAGCATGGTTAAAATTACCAGATCCTGCACCACCTTTGAGTATAATATGCATATTCCCTCACAAAAATCTATATCGCATTATACTATAAATACTTTGAGTGCCCATGCTAGGGACATGGGCACTCATAGAAGGGAGAGTTATTCTGGCTTGCTACACTAGTACATCCATACTAGATGCAGCCGCATAACCAGCTATATATACCTTCTCAGAATAGCCACAATTAACACAGCTACATGTGACTGTCCCAATAAACCCATACATATGCTTTCTGTAACGCAATGGTATATCATCAGTTCCATCGTAATAGTCATTGGCTTCTAATGATACATCATCTACACTAAATGTTAATTTTAGAGGATTACCATCTTCATCATAACATGTGTGATTTAAGATGGTATCTGGCAATAACATTTTAGTAGAAATGAATGCTTCAGATAATTCTGTCTGACATTCGGCACAGACATTGTAAACTCTTACTTTTGCGACCAATTGATTATCATCAATGTAGATCTCATTTTCTTCTGGTGTGCCAGGTTCAATCGGTACAAATTTATTACATGCTGGACATCTGTATGCCATTATGTAATCTCCTCATCTCACCTCTCAGTACATTGTGCATCTTGATCATTATTGTCAATCTTGGCAACAATGGATGCAATTGTATCACTGTAATCTTTTTCTGTCGTTTTACATTGTTCATCAATGCGTCTGTCGCGAGCAATTTTGTCTAGCAATTCTTGTCTCGCTTCTTCTCGTCTTTGTCCATAGGATTTATAGGGATCATTCATAGTTCCTCCTAGATTTCGCGTACAGGATTAATGTCAATGTATAGTTGTTCTACTGTTTTGATGTATTTTGTCAGCTTTATAATTCCAACTTTCTTGGCATATGGAAATAACTTGCGCATAGCAAGCATAAGTTCTTCACCAATTAGAGTTGGCATATTATCGATTTCAGTTCCCTCGTCAACAACAATAGGAGTCAAAGAACATGTGATGATTCGTTCTTCTTTAGACTCGCTATCGTACTCGTATTTGGCTACATAAAATCTGTCGCCATACTCGAATTCTGCATACACTGCAAATCCGCAATGTTTCTTATAGGTTTCCAGTATTGGTTCTAATTCATTAGTCTCGTTCATTAGTTCCCCCAAATCATTGACGCAATCAAAATAACGAATACAATGGCAATTAGAATGTAATCTAATCTGGAAATCTTGGGTGTCGCCATGTCTTTCATAGTATCCTCCTAATATATCAAACTTGCCACATGTCATTAGCAGTAGCATTCATAGCATAATCCATTGAATAAAAGACAAACGCATAGTAAAAGATATCTTGGATCACAACTTCAATAGGATCATCGCCATCTACAATAATGTTATTGTAGATGTAATACCAGTATCTGTCTGTACCACAATTACCAATGTTCATGCGTACAAGCTTCATGAATTCATCAAAATTCATCTTGTGCGATTTATCGCTGTTGATAGTAGATTTCATGTTGTCCTCTTATTATAGCTAACTGCACATCATTCAATGGTCTTGATTTCTCCCATGTCCATTGCAATGGCATTCATGGCATAAGAAAAAAGATTCTGGCTTACGATCTCAATCGGATCATCGCCATCAGCGATAATGCTATTGTAGATATAGAACCAGTATCCGTCTGTACCATAGTGACCAATGTTCATGCGTACAAACTGCATGAATTGATCAAAATATTCATCATCGATAATAGTGGATTTCATGTTGTCCTCCATCATTTTGGCATAATTGCCATCAGTACAAAGATCAAAGTTGTGACACATACTCCACATAGCATGACACAAAACAAACTGAACAGCATGCATAAAAGATTGTACAACATAGACGCATTCTTTTTCAAGCCATGCAGGCCAATAGCAGCATTCAAATAACACACTAATGCCGCAGTGCTAGCAGATGCAATTATCATGATCTCTTTCATGTTTACCTTCAGTCTATCTTAGCCATGAAATCTTCAAATTGCTCATCAGACCAATCGAGCATTTCTCGGTCATCATACACTGGAGAATCTGGATCATCAGGAGCTAGCGGACCATTCAAAATCTCTAAACTTTGTTCCCGTGTCAGATCTCCAAGCATCATGTAATATCGTACAAACGTTGCACGCAATAAACGTGCTAACATGATTTGATGCTCATAGTATTCTGACATACTAACTCTCTTTCGATTGTTCAATCAGTTTGCGAAGAGTTTCATACCCCAATAATTCATCATCATTGTACTCATCAATGTATGTCTGATCTGAACTTTTCTTGCTCAATTTCTCTTGAAACTCGCGATCTCGCATTTCTTTGATCTCTTGTTCATGCTCGCTATACCACATCTCATATTGTCTTTGTCTCTCTCGCGTCTCTCTTTCGCGATTGAACATATTGATCGCATCTTGTGCAATGCATTCAATAACTTCACCATTTATTGACACAGTGATCTCGCCATATCGGGATTGATAATACATTTTGAACGTGTATCCATATCTGACATTTGGTATCATGCTGTGATAATCATATTGAGTATCTGATGCAATGGTTCCATACCAGTATGGTTTCTCTGGTCTGAACATTGGCGTTCCAGAAAAGAACGCCCTCGGTGATCCATTATAATTCACACGCAGTTTCCCCCTGTGCATGCGCAGTACCCATTTACTGCGATCTGCTGTCACATAAATCAGTTTGCCATCCTCATACACTGCATGATTGTGACGTGCACTCGCAATCATCTCAAACATTCTGCTATCCATTGGAAAATCCATGATGACTTTCATTTTGAACTCCTTTTATGTCCCTAGTATTGGTCAGCACATTCATTATATTACAAACTTCATCAAATGTAAAGGACATATTTTCTATATAAACAAACTTGTCTACATTAGAATACATATCCTCCACCACTGGATGCATTCCATAATGCTAGACACGCTGCATCTCCATAATCTGTAGATCTCCCTAATCTTTGACGTATTGAATCCTTGCTTTCTAGTCTGATGGTTGCGTCTTTCATGATCTCCCATTTTGGTGTCGTCAAATCTAATATCAGTTTGTCTACTGGAGGTAGCATCATAGTGCTTCCATATTGTGGATCTAGCATTTCTCTCATGTTCCACCACATAGCAGCACGTACATTTAGAAATCTCAGCTCTTTTGAGCGATCTCTCCATGATGTGTTTGCCGACACTGTAATCGGTTTGAGCGATGGCACATTCTGTTCCTTCAATATATCATAGACGCTTGCCCCCAAACCACCATCCATCTCAATGTGGATTTCCTTACCTCGGCATAATCTCTTTATATGCCCAGCAGTCATGGTAGTCGAAATTTTGGAAAATTCCCAGAGTTCTAGAATATGGGGATACATACAATGAGCGATGACCGTTTTGTCGTTGCCGTCACGTGCCACATCGACACCAAGGATCGATCGTGTGTCATGGATCTCCTTTGCTCCTCTCATCTTCCAATCCTTCCATCGTTCACATGCTGCTCGTACCCAAGACAATGGCACGATGCCTTCTTCACTGCTATCAGCAAATTCTCCTAATACACGATTCTGGAAGATCGATGATGTCTCTCCCCATTGTCTTCTTCTTTGTTCTACCCATTCTCTGCTAATGCGTCCTGCTCTTATGGCTTCATCTACAGTAACATGTCTTACATACCAATCCTCATAACCTGGTTTGCGCATATGGATGTCATAGAATTGTCCTGAGGGATCGCCAGGTGTGCTTATAGCAAACGCAAATGCTCTTTCAGTAACACCCATGTTTGCTACAATGTTCTCACGTGATGTTCTACGTGTCTCACGCATAGCAATGGGTGTCCTTACTTCAGCCCACATAATTGGTGTGCGCACATATAATATGTGACCTTCATGTGAGCTCGTGTGTTCATGTGAGCCATCAAACGATTTATGTGTGTTTATGTGTACATTTGATGAACCATGACCTTCATGTGAGTTCATGTGTACATGTGAGCCATCAAACGAATTGTTTGAGGACATGTGTACATGTGAGCCATCAAACGAATTGTTTGAGGACATGTGTTCATGTGAGCCATCAAACGAATTGTTTGAGGACATGTGTTCATGTGAGCCATCAAACGATTCATGTGCGTTCATGTGTACATTTGATGCATCAAACGATTCATGTGCGTTTATGTGTTCATGTGTATTATCATGAGAATTGTTTGAGGACATGTGTACATTTGAGCCATCAAACGAATTGTTTGAGGACATGTGTACATTTGAACCATTGTGTGAATTGAGGACACTGGATGCACTCGTAGAGATTTGTGTGCGTATAGGAGGCTGGGCT